GGGGAGATTAGGGTTCTCCCCGTACCCTTTCTATAATTAAAACTTATCCAGACTAAGCTGCACTAATTATAATTTGTCCAGCTTCGGGTCTAACGATTTTCAAACCATATCTCATAGACATGTATGAACCGATAATTCCGAATCCGGGATTTGCTTCTTCAACTGTTAATGGTCGTCTCTCGACGTAAGCCATAGGTTTAACACTCAAATCGAACATTCCCATTCGACCTGCTGGTACCCATGCGTTTACAACGACATTCAATCCATAAAGTTGTCCTACTAATCCACCCGTAGAAAGCATACGCCCGAATGGGTTTTCGCTTCCTGCGTCAGTTGGCATAACATTAGCACCAGATACTGGCGCTGCTGACATTGCTGCACTGAAAACGGTAGTGAAATCAGCCATCTTAAGAAGGTTTTCATAATGCGTAGGAGACAAGAACAAATGAGTTGCATTGTATCCGTGCTTTGACATACGAGTAATAGCTGCGGAAATATCTGTTAAAGATATTGCCCCTAGACCGGTTACTCCGTCGTTATTATAACCATCTGCTGCGGCTAAAGCAGTCACACCTTGGTTTGCGTAGTCGTCCAAACGTCCAGCGAAAGTTGCTCCTGTACCGAAGAAACCACCGTTAGGACAGTTTGAGAAGTTTACAATAGCTGATTCTGCTGTGGAAGCATCAATATCAGCGTTGCTGACACCTGTTCCAAAAGTGGCATCACCAAGACCGAACATAACATTTACAACGTGTTGCGTCATGTGTCTATCGACTGCACGACGTGCTTCGTTCAATGCCATCTCGACTTCGTTGAACCTTGAATCTTCTATCATTCTGCGGGTAACACCTACTGCAAGACCCCACTCTTTAACTGACACTCGCTCGGAGCGTAGTTTAGTGTGTTGGTATTGAGGAGTTGTTCCTTCATCTATTTGTTCCATCGCCATCGATGGTTTTGCGAAAGTAATATCAATATTACCACCTGTATCTGTAGTCATTGGGTCTGCAAAGAATTGCATAACTGGAAGGTCTGTGACCTTGTAATCCATAATTGCATCTTTGTAGTCAATAAGTACTCGCTCACCTGTGCCGCCTGTATTAGCGTATGCACCTGTGTTCAGGGTTGTTAGTATACCGGGAGTTGCGTCGACCATTTAATCACCTTACTTTGTTAGGACCTTGAAAAGGGATGCTGCGCCAGAGTGAGCCTCTAGAGCGATAGCGACGATTTTACCAGCGGTTGTACCCGCTACTAAGATTCCGTCTGCTGCATCTACTTCACAAGAAGCACCGCTTGCGATGGTTCCTGTCCCATAAGCGTTCAAAACTACGCCTCTTCCTGTAACAACGCTGGCGGTTGTACCGGAAGCTGCATCTACTAATGCATATCCAATGGTTTTTGTGGAACCAGTATCTGTTGCTGGGTCTACTTCTCCATCAGTTTGCATATCCAAGATATGTCCACCGGACAATGCGGCTCCAGCTATTAAAGGAATAATCCTTGCTGGTGCACCACCATCGTTTACTAGTATTTCTGTTGCCATATTTATTCACCTCTATAATAGTCTTTGTTCAATTGTATTTTTCCATCGACTACTTTCATACCGAATTGTCTTTCGGTTTCTTTTGGTAATTCACCTTCGTCAGCTGACTTACCTTTTCCGAATGACCTTTCGACATCCTGTGTGGGCTCTGGCATTGCTGCTAGAGCTTCACTAAATCCAGTCAATCTGGATTCATCCCATGCAGATAGTTCCTCTACACGCGCATCCTTCTTATCTTCTTCGATAGTACCGAATAAGACTTCGCGGGATATAATTGCCTCTACTGCCGTAGCTTTTCGAGTTGTTTCTTCTTTAGCGATTCTTGTTTCCTCAGCAAGTTTAAATGCTTCGATTTCTTTCAAAGCGCTTTCATACTTGGATTCAATTTCCACTTTTGAAGCTTCAGCTTCGTTAAGCTGTGCACGTAGAGAAGCAAACTCGCGTTCGACAATGTTCTCTGCGTCGGACTTTACATTAGTTTCTACTTTATCTTCTGACATAGTTATTACCTCTGTTTTGTCTTCACATTCACAAGCTCCTTCATGGCCACCACAACCACAGTCGTGGTCTCCTTCAGGGACATGTGAATCACATTTCGTTTCTATAGTACATTCCTTACAGACTGGGTCCATTTTTTCATTGTCAATGAAACTTACTTCTGTAGGACGAATTTTTGTGGCGAATGTATCGCCCATCACATCAATATCATTGGAAAACCAATCAATACTAACATGCGTCATATCTCCATCCTTGACTTTTTTCATTACTTCTTGACCACGTCCGTATTTATTAGATACTGTTGCCAACATCTTAACGGCGGTCTTTCCATTGTCCATCTTAATCAACTCAGGGCTCGTTGCCATGCCGATTAAATCCTCAGTTGTTCTCTGATGGTCTACATAAATAGGAAGCTCGTTAAAACTTTCTATATTATCTTTTAACATCCCCCCCTCTATATAAACTTTGTGTTGTTTTCCTTCTTCCTCATACTCATGAGGTCCGGAAGTAATAGCGATAACAGGGAATGATACAGAATCTACTCCCTCTTCGCTGGTATATATCATATCATCACTCTCGCCTACCGAAAGTGCGAATGACCTACGAATAGGTTCTTTGTTTGTTTCCGCAAATTCCCGCTCTACGCCATTCTCTTGAGCCCACATGCTACACATGCTGGCTGCAATCTCTTCAGGGTTATCAAAACCCCTTTTGTTCAGGTTTGCTTTTGTTTGTATCATGCACTTTTCAAATGTCATTTTCTATCACCTGTTGCGTTTGCGGAGGGCTTATTGCCCCTATTCTGTGCTCTGGCGGATTCTTCTTTTTTATCTTGATTCTTTCCACCAGAAATGTTTGCATTCTTATCACTCTTTCCTTTTTCTAAAGGAGATGCCTTAATATCTTCAGAAGTTTCCATATCTAATTCTACAACTCCTTCAGGGTCAAGACCACGCTCCTCTCTAACTTCACCGGGCGATAATACACCCTCAGACAAATAAATCATATCTGTCTTGGCTTTAGTGAATGCGTCTTCAACATTAATTTGCCTAAACTTAAACTTAGCTTCACCACTTTCTAATTGTGGCATAAGCTGAGCATTAATTGCTCCTTCTACCATAGTCTGTAAATATCTTACGTATGGTTCAAAAATAGGACGTGCCTTCTCAGGGTCAGTCCACATTGTTTTGGGTACTTTAAGAGCCATGTGTATTTTATCAAGTATATCATCAGTATACTTTCCATATTCAAATGCACGTTGTGTACCTTGTAATTCTTTTATTTGTATATCGTTTCCATGGATAATATCTTCACCGGGAGCTAATGTATTAAATGCATCTACAATCTCATTAATTTTATCTGGGCCATATGGCATATCAGGCAATCCAGCACTTACATCAAATCTACTCGATGCATATTTATTAAGTGCAGCACCTATATCCCTTTCTGCATAATCCTTTAAATCAACCAGATATATTATTGGATGTATGTCTGATAATCCATAAGCTAAATCATCAAATGAATTATTATTTAGTTGAATTATCTCATCCTCTTCAAATCTTACATTCTCTTTGTCATCTCCCACTTTCTGGTAGTAGTACATTATCTGCCCGTGCTCATTCCTTTTTACAAACATATTTTGACTGGAACGTAAAACTAAATTATCTCCCGTCCATTCTATGTAGGAACTACCAAATATTCTTGCATTTCTTAACCACCCGTATAAAATATTTTCGATATTAATATCTCTAAACATTTCTTCTAGTTCTTCGCGAAGTTCATCATCATCGGTCACTATATCAAAATTATCTTTAACAGCGTATAAGCATGGTAAATCTATTAGGGTTCTTATAATTGGGTCAGAAAGATATATGTTCATATAGGTTCTATTTTTTCCTATATGTGGTTCATAGTCTTTTTCTTGACCGAATGTGAATCCTCTGTTTATTTTAAGGCGTTTGATGACTCCTTCCCCGTAACTACGAGGGTCGTCTTTTTTGAACGATGGGTTGCTCCCGATGGATGCAAACCTACGTCTAACATTATCTATAAACGACATGGCTTTAAATAATTAAACATAATGAGTATATAAAGTTTTTGTTAGATTCCCCTTAGAGAATGTTTATTGAGCTTAACTTTTCTATGGGTTGTTGTGAATAATGGTCCTGTTGAGTAATTACGACGCCCTATATCGGTTATTTTATTAATGGGTGTTGATACTATACTTTGACTAAAATTACCTGTCATAGGTAGCATACTTAGTGTTGCGTGTAAAGCCATTGCTGAACTATCGCAATAATCATCATGTTTACCAGTAGGTGCTGATATTTTCTCTGTTTTCTGAGCAGCATCCATTACATATTCTAAATCTATATGTTCTTTAGTCCATTTTTGTATTAACTTAGCGTCGTTAGGTTCTAAATTATCTGGGTTAGGTACTCTTACTCTTCCTTGTTGAACATACGATGCGAAATCCCTATACATTTGAGTTTTAGTACCTTTAGGGCCTCCAGTAAAAACGAAAGGTACGAAATGAACACCAGCATCTAAACACGCCAACCGTAAATCTTGTTCAACCGCGCCGCCAATACCAGTACAATCCACAATAAGGCGAGAAGCCCCAAGCTGATTGGTAACGTCCATAATACGTTGACGTTGGTATGGAATATCATGTCCACCAGTTCGGGCATTAATTTCTTCAATGTAAATAAGTCTTGCCAAATTATTGTCATCAGACTTCTCAAGGGACCATGCACTAATGACAGTAGAATTAACAGATTTGCCAATGTCAACACCAACAGTAATATTGCTTCCTCCCTCGACTCCATCTCCATCCAGTCTAGTAAGTTCGTAATCATCATAACATCCTTTTATTTTTTCTGGATTAAATACATTCGATACAGACTCTACAAATTCACATTCATATTCCGTCCTCCAGTAGATAGAATCTTCCCCCCATTCCATCATCTTTTCCAACATATCTACTTCATTGTAGGGTGCTGAATAAGCTTCTCCCGGTTTCACTGCATCACGCCATGTAAAATGTAATCTTTTAAATGTCTCGGCATATCCATCATCATACAAATATCTATACATATGATTCTCTTTTGACTTTGGTGTACCTAAATTTATGAACGGGGCCCTATTTGAAACTATCGCTGGTTCTACGTTGTCTATAAATAGTCTATCGTCGATGAGAGGAGACTCATCAACTACTAAGAACGTAGGGTGTTGTCCTCGAATAGCTTGTCCTTGGTTACTTGGCGCCAACGGAGCCCTTCTCATTATTGTGCCCCCCTTAAGTGTTATGTTGGGCTTATTATGAAAACGATAATTCTTAACTAATCCATTGAGGAAAGTATTGTCAGCAAAGTGTCTGTATACATAATTGAATATCAAAGCGGCTTGGTCCTCTGTAGGGGCCAGAATAAATACTAAGTCTCTGAACCTATTGAAGAACATATATATAGTAACTGCTACTGACAAAGCAAACGATTTACCACTACCTCGAGGAGCTAATATAGCTAGTTTGGTTTGTTTTCCATCATCTCTATTTAATAGTGATTCTAAAATTATTTCTTCCTGAAGAGGTCTTAATCTCAAAGCACGTTGTTTACCATCGATAAGGTATGCATTACAAAAGGCACGTACTAATTTACGCATCTTTTCTTTATCTTGTCTACACTTATTGAATATATTCTCTAATCCCTTTGAATCTAATCCACCTTTACCGGTCAGGATTGTCTTTAGGTGTTTCTGGTCCTTCATCATCTGTTAATTCCTCTAAAAATGCCCCAAACGTTTCTGTACTTTTTTCTACGTCTGTAGGGACTTGAATGTTTAATGCTCTGAATTCTGTATGTATGTCTTTAACGATTGTATTTCTTTGGCGCAAGAGCTCTGTTCGAGCGTTAACATCCCGAATACATATAAGAATTTCCGCCCACAGAATATCTTCAAGAGCAAGATTGCGCGCCAGAAGACGGACAAGCTCTTTATGGCGTGCATATTCTGCTTCTCCGACTCTCTGACGTAATCGCTGCTCGTATTTCTCAACGTTCAAAGTGATTTGCCTTCTACTAAGGAATCCTTGACTTTAGACTTAACCAATGCGGCTAACTCGTCGTCTTTCTCATCCCATGCAGTAAGCAATACATTTCTAACTATAGAGTCCTTTACGTGCTTTTGAGCTGCTTCATCCAGCTTCTCGAATGCTTTCATCTGAACTTTAGTTAGATTTTTATCTAATAGAGTCATTACTTCTGCTTCATTATTCTTTAAGTATTTAAAGACTAATCCTTTTACTGCTGGTATGGTATAAGCTGCATAAGCACCTAAACCTAATACAAGAGCTGCTAATAGCATAAGCACTGGGTCATCCATTAGGCTATCTAAAAGCCCTGATTCTTCTGCACTCTCCAATAACTCAGTAAGATTTCCATCTCCACTGGTATTGTTGTTTGTTTCATTTGTTGTGTTGTTTGTCATGTTTGTCTCCATGTTTGTTGGGGCTCCCACGAGGCACTTGCGTTAAGTATCCTGTGAAGCCATGGCCCTACGGCGAGAGCCCATAAATAAGTAGAATGTCTACCTATATAAAGCTTACTTCTTTAACAACTTTAGTATTTCATCTAACTTAGCTAGTGTAGAATTAAATCCATTATCTTCTTCGTTCTGGTAGTTCATATTGATAAAATTCTGTTTATCTAACTTGTCTAATATTGTTTTAGTGCAACAACAGTCGCAACATGCTTCTTTAGTTTCTTCTTCTGTCATAGTTTCTCCTATAGTGTGTTTCTTAAAGAACCCTTTGCATAGTTCTTCTTATCCGCTACATAGTCGGCGTTAGGTGTAGGCATTACATCTGAACCATCCATATAAATTGGTCTCTCATCAGCAGTAGAGGGCTTCTTTACGTCTTTATAAGATGTGATAGGTTTTTTATAACTCATCTCATCTATCTCAGCCTTATCTGGTTTAGCGAAATCTAATTTCATATCTGGATTATTTCCGTGAAAATGCTCACCTTTTAGTTCTGTATCTTTTACCATTTTTATTTCTCCTCGCAACATTTACAGTTGCCCTTTTCCAATGCACTCAAGCGCACTTCCATCTCTTGTACTTGCTTATACAAGTCTCTTACTTCATAGTCATTCATTCTATTTTCTTGAGTTTATTAAGTAACTCATCCTCACTTTCGTGTTCGTGGTTATCCCCATTACGGAATGTACCCTTTCTTGTTTGTTCTATTTGACTGTTCTGTTGAGCAGTCCATAACTCTAATACCTTATAAATAATAACTAATGCAGGTGAACCTATAATCAATAAAACTGATTTATAAGATTCTATATCTTGCACTATGGCATCATCTCTAAAAGCCATAACTACTAAGAATATAGATAGTCCTACCCAAGCCATAACAACCGGGGCTGCTACGAGTGCCATCATAAAGTTAGCAAAGTTTCCATCTGGGTTCATCGCATCTTTCTTATGATTACTCATCTTTCACCTCCACTCTTATCTTTGGTATATCAAATTGTTGTTGGAATATATATTGTTCATCTACCTCATCCCATACGAGTAATGCTACCCACATAGCCCATTCACCTTCTGTTTCATTAAGTTCTTCAAAAGTAAAATTAAACCAGTGGTTATCCCAATCTTCACCATTAACAGTTAAATATATATCTGACCAATTATAATCACCAGATTCTTCATGCCATACATCTACGTAAACTAACACAG